TTTCCTTTTAGATCGGCAGGCGTCGACAAGTGAAAACACTAGTCGGGGACCCTTTATCAGGTCCCTTGGCTCGTCCAAACCACGGACGTCTTCCCGCCGAAGTCCCTCTTTTTGTTTCATCTCCCAATAGCGGGCTAGGACACAGGGGATTTGCCTCTCCCCCTCCCGTATTGGTCTACGTCGCAAGGATCGCAAAGAACGCGAACAGATAACCTCATTGCGGCCCACCCTCCTTTTTTTTTTTGTTTGTTTTATTTCTTGTATAACAACAGGCCGGATCTGTTCAACACGCTCATTCAGAACCCTTGTCTCTTCCTGACGGTCGAGGTCGTACCCATCAGGCACTTGGGTGACGTTAAAGAAATTGCGCACCGGATCGAAGCAACGACCAGGAGTCTGAAGCGCCTTCCGGATCTTACGATCTTTCCAGAGCTTACGAGCGGTAAAGCAGGGTACCGCATACATCATTTTATCCTCCTGGTCAGCCAGGACATGCGCATTGGCTCGAATGATCCTTCGTTGGGAGGCAAAGTCAACAGCAGAGCGTAGGCCGTAGCCTACAACGTCTGCCTCCTTGCGAGACATCCACAACGAGCTCACATTCGTTTTTTTTTGGCGGGAGGCACGGTAGAACACGGTCGAATTGATTTCGGCCTCATGGGCGTCGACCATGGTCTTCTCCTCATTCACACGGCATCCTATAAGGGATGCGTGAACCTTGAGGGCCTTTAAAATGCCTCCCTTTTTCTTTATTTCTTTAAAAAGCGCATCATCACCATTCACCAGGCACTTGTGCCCGGCAAACTCCTTAAAACTGATGATGCGCTCTTCAAGTAAATCGGCGAGTGCCAAGTCGATCATGGTCTTGTTGAACAGGCACAGCAATGGGAAACTCATAGGAGATCCCATAGGCTGGCCGCTAGTTGCCGAGATGCCTCCCAAACGGAGGTCACCAAGAACATCAAGACAACGGACCTGATCAGCAGACAAGGCACCCGCCCTCCTCTTCAACACCTCAATGGCAGCTTTAACATAAGGGATTTTGAACGTGTCCGTACAGGACACGTAATCAATTGAGACAAAATCCCCCTCGCCATTGAGGCCCCCCACTTGCTCGTCGGTCGGGGGACCGACGAGAAGCCATCCCTTCCTAGCGATTAATCCAAAAAGACTCTTGTGCAACGGGGTCAAGACAGACAGGTTATGCGATGAGTACATCGTTACGATCCTTGGTTTCCCAGAGGATATAACCTGTCCAATCCTAGCACTAGAGGAGAAGGGCTCTTGGTTCCAGTTCCCCCCCTCACTCCTCTTAAATCCTTTTGAACCCGATCCATTCGGGATATATGGATAAGACCGGCGGTCCCAGCCCTGAGGGACATTCAGCGAGAATGCCTTAGCAAACCGCTGAACATGATCCTCATCTGCAAGGGAGGCCCGGAGTCTCTCTTCTTTCCACGAGGACAACATACTCTTAATGTTTATTTTTTCATATCCACCTTCACAGGCTTCACACCAAGAGTCGATCACCTTCGCGGAGGTTTTAATGCTAAGTTTGGCAACGGTAGGTATATCGTCACCAAAAACTGCCGCCACGGAATTCCGGAAGTTCCGACAGCTGATATTGATCGGGATGTGTGCCTTCACTTTAAG